TGCTCAGCTTCCTGCTCACATCAAGAAGGACGCATCAGAAGTTATTGAGTTCTTCACAAACTCTTCGAACGTCAGCCTAGACGCTGGTGCCAACGCAGATTGCGGTCTACCTGATGAACTTGCAGTTGCAACCTATCTCGCGGGTGGTGTGCTCGGTCCGACACTTACTGCGGACATCGTCAACGCACTTACTGTGTTCCAGAAAGTTCGCGTCAATGCTGTTGTTCCTCTCTTCTCGCGAGATGCTGATGAGGATTCAGACGATCAGCTAACAGATACTTCGTCTACTTACACCATCGCTGGTATTCATCAGGCTGTCAAGACTCACTGCAGTTTAATGCGCACTACGAAGGCACGCAGTGAGCGTCAGGGCTACCTGTCAATCAAGGATAGCTACGATAACTGCAAGGCAGCGGCACAGACTCTTGCTGATGCGAGCCAGCAGCTCACAATCCAGGACATCAAGCAGAACGATTCCGATGGCAACATCATGTGGTTCCAGCCTTGGGCACTAGCATGTCTACTTGCTGGCGCACGCGGCGGTTCACCTATCGGTCTACCTATGACCAATAAGTATCTCAACTGCTCTGGCATCCGTCAGACTGGTCAGGCTATGAGCACTGCAGATGAGGACATCGTCGAGGATTTTGATCCAGATACACAGTATGAAGATGCAATTCGGAACGGTCTCACCTTCCTAGAGCATCCTCAGAGCGGCGGATTCCGTTGCGTTGTGGATAACACCACCTACGGTCGCGATGGCAACTGGGTCTACAATCGCGCTCACGTTCTATACGCGGCAGACGTTCTTGAGTACGACTTCCGTACGCAGCTACAGAACATCTACGTCGGCGTCAAGAACACCGTGTCTGCTGCAGAAATTGCTCAGACCTGTGAGTCAATCCTCGGTACGTATCTCGCGCAGGGTATCACGGTCTCGACCGCAGATGCTAAGCAGGGATTTAAGCAGCTACAGGTTCAGCTCAACGGCAACACCGTGAACGTGAACGTCACTGTAAAACTCGTTGAAGGTATCGACTTCATCTTGAGCACGATCAACCTACAGCGGGCAACTGGTAGCGCGTAATAAAATCTAAAATGTGAAATGTAAAAGGCCTTCACCAAATCGGTGAGGGCCTTTTATTTTGCGGAAGAGACAGGGTTCGAACCTGTGACGCGTGGCTCTTCAGACCACCGCTCTACCTGCTGAGCTACTCTTCCATAGGTGACAAGCGGAACTTGAATCCGCAACCTCCGGGTTCACATCCCGGTGCTCTGACCAATTGAGCTATTGTCACAGTAGCTTGAGAGGGAGTCGAACCCACACGCCTTTCGGCACCGGTTTCTAAGACCGGGGTGTCTACCATTCCACCATCAAGCCATCTGTCAGGAAGGAGAATTTCGAAATCTCGACCCCTCGTTTCCAAAACGAGTACTCTTCCTCTGAGCTACTTCCTGTTATTTACACCGACAGGAGCAGGTCGCATAATGAGGTCGCTTATATTTCTTAGTAGACCACACAATTGGAGCTACAATCATGCGCTTACATAGAGAACAAAAGCCGACGACCTCGTAATTCGAGCCGTTTAACTTATCCAATCAAATCACCACCTTTCGAGTAAGGTGACTTGTTAGCCGGTGTGGTTATTCACTTGTGTTTGATGGGCCCGCAGTCGCGGGCATGGATGTGCATTGTCCCCGAAGGGGAAGAGGTTAAAGTCAAGTTGTGGAAGAAGTTTTTCCATGACGACAGTCCTTGTCAATGCGTTCCCATTATACACGATATTTTGTATTAGGTCTAAACAATGGTATTATTAAGTCAATCCACTTAGGTGGGGTTAAATTCATGGTAGCCAGAACCGAACTGGCAGGAGAGAAACATGGCAAGTAAAGTTCCATCATTCGTAACAGGCGCAACGGCAAAGATTAAGGCTGGTGGCCTCACCTTCGCGTACGCGCAGGACGTATCATATCGAGTAAATGTAGACACCATTCCTATTGAGACAATGGGACGGTACGAGGCCGTGAGCAATGAGCCTGTCAACTACACTGTAGTTGGCGAGCTTTCAGTCGTTCGCTATACGGCAATTGCAAAGAATAACAACATGCCTGGCACTAATGCAGGCGGTAACGGTCTAGGTAAGGCAAACTGGGTCACAGGCGGTAACGGCTCAGACATGTTCAATCCTGGTAACCTAATTACCTCACAGACTTGGGATCTTGCTGTGTTTCAGAAGAACGCAAACGGCGTAAACTCCACCGTTGATGCATCAATTGGTCAAGTTATCACCATCACTGACTGTCGCTTTAATAACAAGGCGGCTGGTCTTAACAAGCGCGGCATCCTAGTTGATCGCTTATCTTTCGTCGGCATTCTAGCAAGCGACGATAGCTTCACGGCAAGCAACTCAGGCGATACCGACCTGGCTGCTTAATAGTTTTGTTGTTCGGGATGAGATAGGGCCAACTGCAAAGTTGGCCCTTTTTCTTTTATAATGGAGCTATATGGCTAGTGTTAAACCAACTTTTATCACCGGAGCGAACGCGAAGATCCGTCTGAACGGTAAGACTATTGCTTTCTGCCAGGATTTCAGTTGTTCAATCCAAATCATCACAAAGACGCCGAAAGTGCTAGGGAAGTATGAGGGAGATTCGGTTGAGCCTCTTGGGTATACGGTATCTGGCAGTTTTACAGTGATCCGCTACGCTAAGGGCGTTCGGAAAGCTCTAGGTGACATGCGTTATCCTAATGGATTAGCAGAGAATGATGCCGGAAACGGAGTCGGTAACTGGGGAACTGCATGGGGTGGCAAGCTCGGCGATTTCCTTTCGCGCAGTGGGGTGGGCAATGATGGTAGAGCTCATGAAGCTCTAGATCCCAGCAAGTTTGGAACGGGAACGACATTCGACATTCAGATCTACCAGAAGGTATCAGTCGGTATTGGTACATCTACTGGCAATCTTCTTCAAAATGTAACGGACGTATTGAGTGGTGGAACTGGCTCTGGTCCCGGGTCAGATCCTAATGTTGATTACCTAGGCGTTATGAACATCAGAAAGGCACGCATCACGCAGGCAGACTTCCAAATCAGCAAGAAAGCTCCCGCTGTCGAGCGATTTAATTTCGTAGCACTCTATGTGGACGGCGACGGGTACGTTGCTAATGCGAGCGATACCTAATGGCATCAGGATTTAACAACACGCCTGACGTTGGTCAGCAACTGACAGATAACCTTTTTGAAGGCAACCTCAGTGGAATTATCTCTACTCGTCCTACTGCGAAGTACATGAGTGGTGCTCGCTGTATTCTTAGAATCAACAGCAGACCAGTAGCCTTTGCTTTCAATATCTCGTGGCGCATTGATACTCTTTACACAGAGATAAACGCTATCGATAATCCCCTTCCTGAGGAACTAGTCCCCAAAGCTATTAAGGTTAGTGGAAGTATCTCAGCTCTTCATATTCCTGGACAGGGTGCCGGTATTCAGCTCTGGCAACCTGACGTATTAAGCTTCTTGTTCCACCAGTACATTACCGTTGAAGTAAGAGATTCGACTACGAATCAACTTCTCTTTTTTGCTCCTAAGGCAGTCATCAATAGTCGACAGGAAGATATCAAGGTCGATGACTTAGCCCAAGTTTCTTTAAGCTTTCTGGCTATTGGATTCAAGGACGAGAAGACTCCTACGGTTCCGGATAACTTCGATACCAAGGCCAGAAATTCTGGACAGGGTGATCTTAATACTGAGCAGCAGAACATATTGGGTGATTTCCCGTCTGGACTTATTCCTGGGCTAGCATAAGTAGGTATAACTTCTTTCAGCATACATTGGAGAAAACATGGATCTACCAGAGACACAGTCCGCATTTGATTTCAACTTCACTTCTGAGCTAGGAAAGAAGTACGACGGTCAGTTTACAGTGAATTGTTTACTCAGTATGCGACAGAAGCACATTCTAGAACTCGAGAAGACTCGTCTTCTAGGTAACTATGTTAATCCAACTGACGAGCTCGCAGGCATTGCCGTCATTCTAGCCAATCTACGTGGCCGTATTGTTGACGGTCCGACATGGTGGCAGCAAAGTGACGGCGGATACAACCTCACTGACATTGACGTGCTGACTGCGCTTTATAATAAGGTTCTTGGAGCGGAGGCAGAATGGCGGACCAAGCTAAAAGAGAAGACCAAAAAGCTTCAGGAGCCAGCTCCGGAGAGCAAAACGTCGTCGAATGCATAAAAGCTATAGCGGCTTATAACGCTAGAGCCAACCTCACAAATGAACACCTGATGACTCTTTTCTTAAAGAGTTGGTGGTCTAATCATTACAATCGCCCATTAAAAGACCCTCTTCTCGAGAGCTATACTCTCGAAGAGCTGCTCTATGAGTTCTATGACAAGATTGAGCGTCAGAAGGCCGCAGAAGAGCGTGTTGCCAAAGAAGCTGATAAAATGGAAGAAGCGAAGGAAAAAGAAGTACTTGATTGGGCTGAGCAGGAAGAGAAGAAGGAGATGGAAGAAATGAAGGCACAGGCTGCGAAGATGGCAGCCGATCCAACTTCAGATCCTGCTAATGTAAAGTGGATGAATGAACAGCTAGAAAAATACAAGCAAGAGTTTGGCGATTCCTTCGGTGAAGATATTGACGAAACGTTTAGTGAGGACTAAGTATGGCTGTTAATCGAAAAGGACCGTTAATGCCCGAAGTTCCTTGGCCGTGGGCTAGGGACAGTGTTAACAGTCTCGAAGATGAAGATAATTTCGGCTTAGCTGATCTTGGCCGACTTGAGCAGCAATATGCTAATGAACCTGCTGCATTTCGTGAGTTGCGACATAGAGCTGCCACTGCGCGGGATCAAATTGAAGCAATTAATACTATTAAGCAAACCCGACCGGCGATGTTTGCTGACCCTCAGTTTAACTTAGCAAAACGTCTGGCGTCTGCGCAAAAAGCTAAACAATCTCTTGAACCTCGTATGGCTCTTTATAAAGAGTCAACTCGAGAACGTATTAACGAGCAAGCTGTAAACGTCATTGGACGAGAATACTCTGAACGAGCTGTTAACTCTTATGTTAATGCAAACAGCAATTCTCTAGAATCTCAAGCTGCTGGCGCGAGTGCGGCACAGCAAGGCTATGGCTCACTAGCCGAACAACGCGGAAACATCTTAAATCAGATGCAGGGTCTGCGGCAAGAATCAATGACGGCTGCTGGTGAATACATGAAGAATCGCGGTGTAAACCCCGCAGCTCAAGAAACTCTTCAGGGCAATGCCGCGCAGATGAAGGATCTAGCTCAACAGCTAATTCCTATCACCCTTGCTATGCAGCAACTTAAGCAACAAGGTCTAGACCCTCAGGGAAGACAGCGAGCACTTATTGGCGCTGGCGATAAAGCTGCTGGCGTGTTGAGTTATAACGCGATGGAAGATGAGATGAAGTCTGGTAAGGGTCTTGGAGCACTTAATCCAGTGGAACTTCGTAAAAGAGAAGCTGATGCAGCAGAAAGACTTATTAAGGCATTAGAGGAACTTCGCAATTCTGCTGGTAAGACTAAAGAAGAACTAGAAGAACTCAATAAGAATGCCGAGACAGCGGCCAAAGAATTTGAAGAAGTCGGTGAAGCAAGAAAGATGCCCGGCGGCGGCGACAGATATGCTTCAGAAAAGATCATTGCTGGCACAGTAGCAGAAGCACTAGGCATTATTACGTCTGCATTCCAAAACATTGCTATCAATCAGCCCATGCAGATGGTTTCTAACGTTGCTGGTGCTGCTAACCTCGAGAACCAAAAATATGACATGTGGCACAGTGCTCTTCAAGGCAATATGGCGGATCGTCTGTCATTGGGTGCCTGGGAAATCGGCAATGAATTCGGCGTTCAACAAGCTGGTAGAAAAGACCTCGTACATGGCGCAAAGATTGCCTCTAATGTGATCACCGCTGGTCTAGGAGTTGCACAGATGGCTACTGGTGCAGCTGGTGCCGGTGGTACGGTTCTCGGAAACAATGTCGTAGAGAATGTAGCGCAAGGTGCTAAAAGTGCTATTAGCGGTATAGCGGGTGGAGTCGAAGAAGGAGCAGCTTGGTATCGACAGACTGAAAAGGCTCGTCTAAGAATTGACGCTACACAGGCAGTTGTAGGCGCATCTAAAGCATTGAATTACATTCCTGGACGTCAGTTACAAGGGTATCGCGACTACGTTATGGGCTTGAATGAAACAGCTGGCCAAATGGGTGGACAAGTTGGTGAAGACTTCTTAAATGAAGCCGGTGGAACTGACTTTATGGAGAGAATGCAGACTCAAGGAGTTGGTCTCAAAGAGATGGGCGCACTTTCAGCTCAAGGCGTTCAGGCCATGGGTTCTATGTTTAGATCAAATCAAGTTATTGGTGCTGCGCAACTTGAGAATATTGGATTTGGTACCGCAGACCAGAATATGAAGCGTATGGGAATTTTGGGTGCAGCTGGTACTGGGGATCCTATGCAGAATTTAGGGAAATTAGTCGAAGAGGGCATGCAGCGTGGACTCAATAGCTCTAAAGCTATCGATATGATCGTTGAGAATACTGCTCGAATGACTGAAGAGACAGTAAGAGCCGGTGGAGCTGCTGATCCTACTGACTGGCTTGCAAAAACTATTCTTGGGGCAATTGACAAGAGCAATCCTAATAAAGAGATGGCAGGCTCGATTGCCTTTCAAACTTTTCAGTCTAATGAAGCTGCTCGTCACAATATTGCTACTAGTTTTCCTGGCATTATCAACGTTGATCGAAATATGAAGGATATGGGTCTGGGCACTGATCGTATGTCAGCTGCTCTATTGACTCAAATTCCTACTGCAATGCTAAATGCCTATAAGGATAAGCCAGAGGCAGAGCTGAAAGAGTTTTTTGAGGGTCGCGGCATTCAGACCCAGAACATGGATCCATCTCTGTTTAAGGGTGGAAAGATTATTGACATTCTAAACAAAAATGCTGCTGTCGGCGAATTGGCACAGCAAAGCGGTGTCGGTTACGCAACTGGTTCACCTGGCGCTCTTGTAGAAGAACTCCTTAAGAACAAAGAAAACAAAGAAATTACTAATGCACTTATTTCTGGCAAGAATTTAGACGTATTAACTACTGAGCAGAGAAATATGCGCGCGGGAGTAGCTGGTGGTTTAGCACTTAGTGGCAAAAATGTTGCTGCGACTTTCGCTGATGTTGCTTCTCTACTCGGCATACAGACAGAAAAAGAAACAAACACAACACTGGGTGAGATGGATGCTCAAGGAAATACAGGTCGTGCCGCCGCACAGATGGAAAAACGAATTGGCAATGTAGCTACTGTTGGACAAGCAAGAGAGGGTGGTCGACTTCTTGGGGCTGACGCTGGAGGCGTTGAGGGAATTAAGAACCTTGCAGAGACTGGCCGTGAGGCGTTTGAAAAGGCTGGCGCAAATGCGGAGGCGGCTTGGACTACTGCTGCATCAAAGACTGCTGCAAACTTTGGTGAGTCAGCTATGTTGCTAAACAAAGCTTCAGGAAGGTTGGACGAGGTGGCTACAAAGTTAATTGAAGGCACCGATGCCATGAAAGTCGTTTCACAGAGCTTTGGCGCTGTTATGAGAAAGTATATGAATGAGCTTACCGGTAAAACTGATAAACCTAAGAAAAAGCTAGGACACTAATGTCTCTGATTAGAACACCACATGCTGCCGTCATTGTTTGGAACTTCGATGATCGCCTAAATACTAAAGGCATAACTAGTTCCTTTGATAAGGTTAATGAGATGATCATTAGCACGGTCTCACTTATTTCGTGCTCAACTAATAAAACTAAATCAGATCCAGTTGGCACATTTACTTTCACGCTGGCCCCAACGCGTAACTGGGTATCAGTTCTTACACCTGGCAGTTGGTGTGCCATCTTGATGACCAATGAACCATTAACTGAGGATTCTTTTAAGAAAGCTAAGCCAAAACAAGTAAAGATGCTTGGCCGTATCGACACAGTTCGAACAGACGTATCCGTAAGTGACGATGGAACACGTTCGACGACATATGTTGTGTCTGGCAGAGATTGGGGATCAATCTTCAACAATACAGTCTATGTCGATCCTATTGTCCAAGACCCATCGGAGACAGGAAAGACGATGGCGAGTGCTCTATATCAACAATTCTCTCAAAACGTCTTTTCGGACAATAACGATGTACTTGCTCTCAGCATTCCTAAGAATTTAAACACTATTCTATCTATTTTTGGTGGTCCACTTAAACTACCTGAGACTGATCGTTTAGCTAAAGCCACTCATGATGTGTCTATACCAACTGAAGTTTCTAACTTTTTTCAGTTTGTTGATGGCTTTAACGTTATTTCGAGTTCAACAAAACTTACAGAACTTCTTATTCTTGTTTGGGGACCGCTTAAGGGGGAAGATGATTATGACAATAGTGCGCCAGAGCAGACCGGTACAGGATGGTTGGATCCAGGCGTACTACTTGGACAACACTCTCTCTGGTCCATCCTTCAAGAAAACTCCAATTATGCTATGAATGAGATGTTCCTAGAAATGTTTTGGTCAAATGAAGGTCCAGAGCTTCTTCTTTACAATCGCATCAAGCCTTTTTCATACACAGACGCTCCCGCATCAGCAGATAAGATCGATACTAGTATGCGCTCTATGTTCCAGAACATTGCATCGCATCGACTAGACGATGAAGCTATCATTAATGTAAATGCTGGAACTAACTGGGCAGATAAGTTCAACTTTATTGAAATTAAACCAGACATCAATGAACTATCAATATTAGGCGTTCTTCTCAAAGCTAAATCTCAGGCGTTTCAGGGCGGCAATTCCACATCTGACATTTTTAACCGCGAAGGCTTTCGCCCGATTATGTTTTCAATTAAGCAACTTCCTTTTAATAAGAAGGGATCTACAGAGCCTTTTCAGAGCGATGTCCTCTCAAAGTGGGTTCATCTAGCCAAAGAGTGGTTTTTCGATAGCCATCGCCTTATAAACGGTACCGTTATCTTACATGGAAGTAGCGAATACATCCCTGTCGGCGACAATATTATGTTCGAGGCAGGACTTGTAGGTGTAACTCCTAACTATAATAGTGGTGCAGTCAAGACTAATAATAAGATTTATGTTTTAGCTCATGTCGAGACAGTCCAAAACACCTTTTCCATTCATGATGGCGTCCGTTCTTTTCAGACCACAATTCAGTTCGTAAGAGGAATTTTTGTTGATGAGCAGAAAAAGCTTGTTGGAGAAGGCACTATTGACACACTAGCTAGCTCTCTCAATAAAGTTGACTCAAGAAATGGTAGAACTGTGCTATCAGTTGCAGCGAATTCGCCTAAGGAAGAATAATGAGCGATAATGTATTAGATAGTTCTATTTGGGTTGACCCGTCGACGGTTCGTGCTATTAACGAGCAGAATAATCGGCTTCTCATTGGTGTTATTCGAGAAGTCAGAAATGTTAAGAACACCAAAGAACTAAGATATATGGTTGAAGTTTACACCAAAAATGACACAATTATTTTGGGTTGCCGAATGATGCGCCAGTGGGGCGGTGCATATAACTATGATGACTATGTCATGCGTGGTTATAACTATAACGATGCAAGCAACAATCAAAACGGCACACTTGCTCTAGCTGGTGATATGGTCCTCGTGGGACATATTGGTGGAAACGGTCGTGAGGGAGTCATTATTGGATCATTGAGTCATCCAGCACGAAAATCCTTCCTAGATACTACCAAGGGACCGCAGTACAAATCAGAATTCAACGGTATTGAGACCTCTATCAATGAGGATGGTGAGTGGACGCTCACCTTTAAGGGACAACCGACTAACTTAGACAAACTAACTCAAACACCCAGTGAAGTCATTCCTGAACCTGAGTACGACACGGATGTGGGCACATCCTTCATGAAGTGGGATAAAGAGGGCGGTTTCACATTAAGTGATGAAGCCACTGATGGGGATAAGGCTCAAAAACTTCATATCGACAAGAAGAAGGGAACTATTGATATCTTCTCAGGAAAGATAAACCTCAACTTTAAGAAAGATGGTCAAGAGGTCAGTCTCACAAACAAGAAGACGACGATGACGACAGAGGACTTGATCGAATATAAGACTAAGAAGTTTAAGGGTGAAGCCACTGAAGAAGTTAGAGTGAAGACGGCCCTATATGTAGTTGAAACTGATAAAGTTCGTCTAGGTGAAGAGGGAGCTAGTGAGTGGCTCATCATCGGAAAGACTTTCCGTGAGAAGCAAAAGACTATGGATAACTCTGTAAAAGAGAAGCTCAATAGTGCTAAACTTAAAATTACGTTAGCTAAAACTTTTCTCAATCTGGCCGGTACCGCAATGTCAGTGCCTATTAGCGGAGCTATTGCAGCCGGTCCAATCATTTCAAATGCCGCGACCCAACTAGGGCAGGCAGGTGATGCCCTTGGAGAAGCGGCTGACGCTATTGGCGATTTCGAGAGCGGCGGGTCGTCCCACAACTATCTATCTGCGGTCTCAAAGACCAAGTAAACCTAAGTTATAATTAAGTCATGGCTGATATCCTACCAACTCCTAGCAAAGGTCCTGTCCTTGACGACAACAGGGACGTAATCTATTCAAACGCTGACTATACGCCTATTCTAAGCAATTGGTTTACTAGTAAGCCATACGGCTTCCGCTTTACCCCTAGAAGTGGCGAGACTAAAGTGATGTTTTTGCCTATTGGTCCAAGCAACCTACAGATTACTACGCATTTCGCCACTAACCTCATTCCTACTATTTATGGAACAGTAGAAGAGCATTCGCCTGTTCGTTATTTTGACATTGTCATTGAAGGGACAACGGGCATGGGTCCCAAGTACACAGCACCTCTGTCATCCGGACAAAGACCTGATTTAAAGAGTGGAACCGAACAAGCAGGTCGCACCTCTTTTACAATTCAGACAAGTTTGAGCACTGCTGCTGCTGGATTTTTTTCTAAAACCCTTGGAGCCGTTGATAAAGTTATCAGTGGAGTCTCAGATATTTTAGGGAAATCGGCTGTAACAGGTCTACTACTCGATCAAACAGGCTATATTGCTTTTCACAATCTTTATCGCTTCTTCTTGAAGTATAAGAAAGACGCTTCGGGCACTGATACTTCTGATGGCTCGATTGATGCTTCTTCTCGTGATGAGAAGACGAAGCCTCCATTAGTATTCTTTAATCACAAAGATAATAACGAATATAACGCAGTTATTAAGTCTTTTGTGCTCCGTCGAGACAAAGAAAATCCTATGCTGTACTACTACAGCATTACGATGAGAGGCTATGAACTCAAGGGAATTGATTCGTCTGACAGAATTCCCGACAAGAGTCAAAGTGAGATGCTAGAGTCTTTAGGTTTAAATGGAGTTAAAGGATCAACCTTTCTAGGAAAGGCCAAAGAAATTGCTTCACAAGCAAGAGGTATCTTAGGATCAGTGGCTAATGGCGTCAATCAATTGGGGCGATAATGGCATCCGTAGACAACAATACATTTCAAGCATCGGCCAATCTTAGCCTTTGGTTCAAGACGTATACTGGGGATGCGCTCGTGTTGGCAGATATGCCAGAGATTATTCCCATGCGATGGACTTACTTTAGAGATAATTGGCCCACCTTAAGACTTCAATTGCTCAATTTAGCCGCAACAACCGATGATCCTGATTATTTTCGATTCGCACTGGATGACTTAACGGACTTTATTGACAAACAGCGACTGGATACCACTGACGTAAATCCTTTTGGCTCTAATAGCATTTACTATCGCTTCTATCCGATTTTCGACAACATTAAGCTACAAGGCATTACGCTAACAAATGAAGAACAAACACTTGTAACTAATAAAAAACTAGCACTTCAACTATACTCAAAAATAAGTTTTCTAAATATTAAGAAGACTCTTCGTGAGTATCGTGACTATCTAGCAGATACAGTCGGATTAAGTGATCCTGACTACAATACTGTTTATAGTAGAGCACCTATTGCGCAGCAAGCAAATGCTTCAATAACTGACTTGAATCTAATGCAAGTTATCGAGCAACAGCTCAGCACGGTTGACTTCATTCTCTCAAACTTATTTGCTGTAGATACTGCGATTGACCCATTTGCCCTAGCTAGAGCGAATGCTAATAATCCAGAAATCAATATTGGGCAGCACAAGTCAGGAAAATTGGTTAAGTTAAACTCTAAGGAAGATCTTCCGAGTCTGGCTAAACGCTTTCTAGGCGATGCGGACAAGTGGATTGATATTGCAATTGCCAATGGACTTAAAGATCCCTATGTAGATGAAATTGGTATAGAATTATTTTTCCTAACTAACGGCAGCGCTAACCAAATTACTCTTGCACCAATTGATACCTTTGGAAACGAGAATATTGGAAAGTTTTACATTAATCAGTTCGTGCTTATTAGATCAAACGTAAATCCCTTTCCTACTCAGCGCCTGATTATTGGCATTAGACAGATTCCACTCTCTGGAGAGATCATTCTCACAGTAAGTGGGGATCCAAACATGGGACTTTATCTGAGTGCTGAAAACGCAAATATTAGAGTCTTTAAGCCAAATACTGTTAATAGCTCGCAGTATGTCTTGATTCCATCTGAGAAGGCCCTTCCTAACTCTCGAGTTGAAGAAATTCCTTGGTTCTTGGCTGGCAGTGCAGCTGATGAAAAGAACACTAAGATTGATATTGCTGTTGGTGAAAATGGCGAACTACTTCATAACTCCGATGGTGACTTAACTCTAAGTTATGGACTTGACAACGCAGTTCAAGCCATTAGGGCCAAAATGATTACTGAATTAGGCACTAATAGACGACACCCCGGATATGGACTGCTTAATCTAACCGGTACCCCAACAGTTCTGGGGGAAGACGTCAAGGGTGCCCTGGTAAAAGCTATCAATGAACAGATCACTGCTGATGGTCGTTTTGATCGAGTGCAAAGTCTAGACGTAACAAGAAATCCAAGTCCTATGGCAGTTGCTTACGACGTTACCTTGGTCGTAAAATTGGCTGGTAGCAAGACTTTTCTGCCTATCACTTTTACAGTGAACACCTAAAGTCTTGCCGTTACTATAGTAGAATAGAGTTGCTATGGTAAAGCGTTTTTGCAAGCAATGTCAGGAAGATACAGAACGAGTCCAATGCGACGATCGCTGCAAACCTTGCAATGATGCTAGACGGGCGATTTGGTCAGCTAAACTTCGATTATGTGCTACTCCTCTTTGCAACGATAAAGCCTTCCAAAAGGGAACTTACTGTAAACGATGTAGCTATGAATCTAACCTTAGAGTTCGATACGGTATAACCTTAGAAGACTATGGTTGGTTAGCATATAAGCAAAAATTTTGCTGTGCTATTTGCAAGAAGCAACTTAATTTTGAGGTACCTCGTAGAGGAGCAGTCCTGGATCATTGTCATAAAACGGGTGAAGTAAGAGGTCTGCTTCATAGCTCTTGTAACTCTGCTATTGGCTTGCTCGACGAAGATCCTGTTACAATTGAGTTGGCAGCAGCTTACGTACGAAGCTTTAAAAAAGGCGAGGATTAACTGTGGCAATAGAGATAAAGTCATTCAATCAGATCCTGGGTGGTATGGTTCGGAAGATCATTGCCGAAACCCCACTAAGTGACATCAATCCCGGTTCAGTGTTCCTCTCATTACTAGAGGCCTGTGCTAGCCAGGACTTCGATAACAACGTCGCTATCCTAAATATTCTTGAGCTCTTGAATGTTGACGCTATACGCAACAATGACTTAGACAATAAAGCGGCTGACTTAGGATTAGTCAGAAATGCTGCCAAGGTAGCAACTGGTACCATCCAAATCCAGAACACCAACATCGAAAAGCAGAGCACTGGACTATACAGTCTAAAGCCTGCGCCAATCTCTGGCCAGACGGTGCTTTTCGTGAACAATACGGAAGATTGGACTGCTACGGGTACTTTGTACATTGGGCGTGGTACGAATTCTTTCGAGGGACCAATTCCTTATACCGCCATCACGGTATTCTCTACATATTCACAAATTGATCTTGGTTCGGCATTACAGAAGGACCATCTTGCGTCGGATACGGTCATTAATGCGCAGGGTCAGCCAGATCGCGTTATCCCCGCAGGTACGACGGTTAAGATCCCTGCTAACAATCAGAATCCTGACATTCTTTATAACACCATCCGCGATGCAGTCATCCCCGCAGGTGAAGATCATGTTGATGATGTACTAGTTGTAGCCCAGATTCCGGGGACTCAGGGTAACGCTCTCATCAATACTATTCGTCAGTTTGATACAGCTCCATTTGCTGGTGCTGCGGTTACCAATACAGTTGCTTTTTCAACTGGTTCTGACATTGAAACTGATATTCAACTACGCAATCGCGTTAAGTCATACGCTGCCTCACTAGCCCGAGGTACTTCTCCTGCGATCCTAAGTGCAGTTTCTGGTCTCTCTGATCCAGACGAGAATAAGCGCGTTGCGTCAGCAATCCTTTCACAATCTCTTTCAGTTGGCGATCCTTCGATCCTGTACATTGACGATGGCAGCGGATTTCAGCCTTCGCAGGCAGGACAAACGGTTGATGTACTTATCGCTAGAGCGAATGGAACAGAAGAATTCTTGCAATTGGCCAACTATCCTCTTCCTAGAGCGCAAGTGATCAATGATGCCACAGGGCCTTTCGCATTCGTAGATCAGATGTTCTTTCGAGTTGCAGTCGATGGAGTTGAAGAGACTGTTGTCTTTACTGCAAATGACTTTGCAAACATTTCAATTGCATCTCTGTCTGAGATTGTTTCTGCCATCAATGACAGCGCCACGCTATTTAAGGCGCGTTTGACTCACGATTCGCAAAGCATCCTAATCTTTACTGTTGACCCGGATGCTGAATTCATTCAGGTCGTTCCGATCCGCGACACAGATACTGAATCACTATATGCCAACAACTTACTCAACTTTCCTATTAGTGAAGTGAGTTATATTGCGTTGTTTCAGAACAGCACCCGCCTTCATCAGCGAGAGCGTATTGCTACCGTAGAAACTATTCCATTTGCTCTTTGGAACCTCTTCGTTCCTGGTGATCTACTCATCTCTGTTGATGGAACACCTGTACAAGATCAAAGTTTCTCTTTGATTGACTTTATTGGTATCTCATCATTTACCGTATTAACACTTGATAACTGGGTTGAAGCCTTTAATGCAAAGTATGCCGGTATTACTGCGATTGCTACTCCCAATCAGACTATGCAGATTAGCAGCAATAAGCGCGGGGCTGGAGCTTCGATTGAAGTGGCTGGTGGCACATATCTACAACAGATGTTTGGATCTAATGCGACCTCTGCAACCGGTCAGGACTCACAATTCCAAATTAACCGTTCTACTGGTAACATTCGACTTCTAACTGAAATTGCTGAAGGTGACATTGTCACAGCTGGTATCTCTGACGCTAAAGGTTTCGTGGTTTCAGCCTCAACTACTTCAGGGGAATATGCTCTTGATGTAGACGATGAAGGTCGACAGCCACAAATGGTGGTTGTTGCTGACTCAACATTTTGCGACAAGATTGGCGTTAACCTCGCTGTCGACGCGCCGCTTATTATTACTGATGAAGGCGCCAGCGTCATGCGCATCATGGCAAACAATATTACGGCATTCCGCAATATTCAGCCAGGACACTTTATCTACATCGCTTATCGTAGCGTTGGATCAAATTGGGTTTCTACGAACAACAGCGGCCTGTTTAAGGTATTTACGCGTGGCTCACATCTAGTGGCTGGCACCGATACATATATTGAAGTCTGGAACAATACCATTACTCCTGAAACAGTTACTGTCGCCGAAGTTTCTGATCTGGCCGCATTTAATACAGATGCTTATCCTCAACTATGGACAGCTTCTTATCTAGACAATCCTACTGCTGCCTCACTAGACGATCTAACTGATTCAATTAATACAGCGCTTGTTGGAGTTAAGGCATCAATCTTTAGAACCAACTCAGTTAAGATCACCTCTACTACTGAGGATGGAGGCAGTATTGCAGTACCTGTAACCTGTGGCGCCATTTCAGCTGTCTTTACTGTAACAGAAGAAGTACAGACAAACAATACACCTTTGATTGCAAATAAGGTACCAACAAAAGACATGTTGGGCTTTATTAAGATGCAGCCTATCATCTCTCAGAATAGTTATCTAGCTCGTGCTAAGTATCCTGCGGTTTTTGCTTCTCTATCGGCCTTCGTAGATCCAGATGTTTATCCTTACACTAATGCTTACTCAGAATTACTTACTAGTGCCCTATTAACTAATACAAACGTTAGTCTTTCTGATCAACTACTGTTCGTTCGTGGTAACAACGAAGATCACATGCGTTCGATTAAGGCTAAACCTACAGGTACGACAGTGGGCACACAGCAAGGTGCGCCTCGTACACTATTTGATCACACAACTAGAGATCGACTCCAAGTATTTCAGTCATTGCAGATGTCTCAAGATGACAACATTGTTGTCGTCATGGACCAGGACCCGATCATTAAGACAATCAGCATTCCTGCTGCTCGCGGTGGTCAGATTAACTCCGGAAGTGGAGGTCCCACGTTTATCCCAACTAGCTCAGAATTCTCAGCAAATGATACGGATAATGAGCCCGGCGTTGATTTCAGTACGGTTAACGTCTGGGGAACAGATCTCAATGGAACAGACTTCAGCGATTATAAAGTCCTTATGCGAGCGCACAATTGGTACGCAAGTGGTGGAACTGGAAGCAGCGCTGGTAAATTAGTTATTCGGTCCGCCGAATATGGCTCTAACGGCAACCGAATGCGATTTGCCATTGAATACCCGCCTGCTCCTAACTTAGATGAGTCGACTGTTTTAACTGATACACCTTCTTGGAATAAGTTAGCATATAAGTTTGGTTCAGGTGCACAAAGAGCAACTGCTATTCCCCCTAACACTGATGTTTATGTAACAGGTCCTTATAGCACTACTACACAAAACTTTCCTAGTGGAGTGCCCACGAGCGGAAGCTACTTCGATTTTGCATTCGCTGCTGGTGATTTTAGTCCTGTATTAGTTAATGACGTTATTAGTGCTTTAAGTGGTTGTGGTTATCCACTTAATTTCTTAGGACAATATGGGATTAAAAACATTGGTCTTGTTAGCCAATATATTGACTTTGAATTACAAACATCAAACTTTACCGTTGGTCAAACTGTAACAGGCGCGACATCTTTAGCTACTGCGCTTATAACTGGACAAACTGACCTCGGTGCTACTGGTACACTAACAATTTCGGGCGTATCGGGTACTTTTCAAGTTGGCGAAATTATTACAGACGGACTTGGTGGTTCAGCAACAATCAATTTAGTGTGGACTGGCAGCGTCATTCGTCTCTATATTCAAGGTGTTACCCAAACAACTCTTACAATTACGAATCCTGCATTAATTCGCGTCTTCCCTCTAACTAAGACCTCTGTTGCTGATATTGTTACTACCATCAATGCTTCTAATATTATGGTTGCAGCGGCAGTTAGTCTACCGTCCCTAGACATCCTTACATCGACTTTTGAAGACCAATATACGTATGTTACTGATGCGACAGCTCTAGCACATGGTCATGTGCCTACAAATCCAACCCAACAAGGCTTTGCAGGTCTTTTTGACGGCGTTGCTGACGTCCAGGTTTTCGATAACGACAATCCTAACTTTACACTTAAAACTACACTTGTTATTCCTGCATCAGGAGTTTCGGCTGCGATCTATAGAATGGACACTACGCCAAATGAAGACGCCACGCTGGGAGAATACTTCAAGCTTGTCCCTACAACTATTAAGAATGTGCAGCATCACCTTACTCAAAGAGCGTTATCGCAGTTGCCAATCGTTGCAGATGTTTCAATTGCAAGTATTGGTAAGCGAGTCCAAGTTGTTTCTAAGCAATTAGGCGGCAGGGGAGCAATTGAAATTTTAGGTGGACAGGCGAATAGCGCGCAGACTGACATCATCGGCCAGAGTGTTGTTTCTTCTGATACTACTGGAAGCTATCTACTTGGTACAGTTTCAGCATTCCCTAATACTTACGCGGTTGATGACACGGTAAAGATCACCAATCAGCGTGGTGTTCCACGACAAACACAGTTTGCTTCAACTAGTACAATCGATGTAACAGCTCTTACTAGCGATAGATCTGAATATTACTGGGATCCTCTTATCACTAACTTCGTAGCTGCAACTAACTTTACAATCACTGATGTTTCTAGCTCATACGATGATTATGACGGTAACCCTATGGCTGCAGGCATTGTCTGGCGATGGACACACACCATTGGAAATGGTGAAACTCTCACATTGGTTGAGCCAGGACATCAGGTCCTTGCAATTAACTGTCCTGGCTGGGATAACACTAACCAAGCAAAATTGGCTGGTGACGGATCAACAGCGGGTTTCCCAATTATTGCAATCGACGATATTGCACATACATTTGACGTTATTAATCCCTTTGGAGTCGCAATGGTTGCGACCGCCATGAGCACAGGAACAGTAAGCATCAATCCGGCTCCACGTCTTAAGTGGAATGTAGCACACGGTGCTCCTGCTGCTATCAGTTCTATCTCTCGAGCGAGCAACGTTATCACAATTCAAACAACAATCTCGCACAATAACAACACTGGTGACAACGTCAATATTTTTGACAGTATCGGCGCACTTGCAGATGGTAACTATGGCCCTATCACTGTTCTTGGCCCTCAGACCTTCACGTTCGCAAACGTAGGCCCCAATATTGTCGAACTCAATGTCGGAGCAACAGTCGCATCTGGTGGCGATCAGACGTCATATCGTTTACAAAAACTTGGAGCGAACAATCTAATTCGAATTTCGTGGGCTAATGGAGCGCTTCCACGATTTGCTGACTGTGGTGTTGCCGTAGATGACTATCTTGTCATTCAAGGAAGAACCTTCAATGCCTCAAATAACGGCGTTCATCGAGTTCTTGCTGTCGACAATGAATCTGTCGTTGTAGAGCATGAAGGCGCAATCGAGGATCGAAACCTATTAGTATTGTTCAACAACAATGACATTCCTGTAGTTTGGACAGCAAATAATACTATTGTTCAAGGGGCAGCAGGTTCATTTAGATACCTATTCAATGGTATTTGGGTTAAGAAGCTCGAGGACGACGACTCTAAATATCTACAAGTAACCGGCAGCAACACGGGCAACTTTACGACTGCAACACAGATTATCTTAGGTCAGGTGTACACCGGTGTTTCAGGAACGGCCGTTGGTATCGGTTACGACATGGACAATAACTTTGATCTAGGAGTTCTCCTACAAAATGCCGATGATCTTACCTTCTATGAAGGCGATTCGGCATTCAAAACCGATACACTCTTCGTCCAGGCAGGTGTTTCTGCCTCTGGCTGGTTTAATCCGAACAACTGTGGCTCATTTGAGATCATCGAGATCGGCAACAACCCCTCTGATAGTCGACCTTTCGTGCGGGTTACTAACCCTATCGCGGTTACAGAGACTAACCGAAGTACGAGTGCTACAACTGAAGGCTTCTACATTGTAGAAAATGATCTATATAAGTATTCAACTTATCGTACTGTAGCTAATTCAACAGTTAGTGATACCAATAACCTACAGCGAAGCATTTATATGCTTCCTGATGCTCGAGCGTACAAGATTTCAGCTGCTAATGGCTCTATCATGTCGCACGCGGGCAAGTGGGGTTATGATCTAATTACTTCTGTTGGAACAGACGGGTACTTGTTCTACACGGGTCTACTACGACGCGTTCAACGCACCATCGATGGTTTTGCTCCAGATCCTGCAACCTTTGCCGAGCGCCGTGCCGTTGGTTCACGCATTGAGATTCTGCCTCCTCTAATCAAGAACATTTCGCTCGTACTTACTATTACGACCAAAGAGGGATCAACTATCCAAGATATTTCTGATAACATCAAATCTGCTATTATTGATTATGTTAACGGACTTGGTGTCGGCGACGATGTAATCCTCTCAGCCATCATTGCCGCAGTTATGAAGGTAAAAGGTGTGGCCGCAGCTACGTTCAACGATCCACTGCCTTCAGAAGAGAGAATTAGCATCTCAGCAAATGAAAAGGCACTCATCTTTGCGGATGCCATTGGTGTTGTTTAATGGATAATCAGACTAAAGCTGACAGAATCTTTGACTTACTACCTAGGTATTTCAACGCGCGAGCGGATGAAAACTGGAATAGCCTTGTTGCTGCGATTGGCTCTGAAGACGAGCGATTAGCAAAATTGGCTGAAGAAGTTAGAAAACAATTCTTTATTAAGACATCAAGTCGCCCTTACTTAGATCGACTTGCTTCTAACCATAATTTACAGCGCCCACGATTCGTTGGAATGAGTGACGGCGATTTCCGTCGGTTTGTTCCCATCATGTCCTATCAGCCCAAGCAGGTGAAACGCATCATAGACGAACTCCTTGATCTTTTCTTTCTTAAGGAAGCAACTACGGCGTTCCTATCATCAGAATTGTTTGAACCGTTCACCCTCGAAGATGGCTGGGATATGGATATAACAGTTGATGCCCTTAACCAGGAACACGTCGTATTTAGAAACGCAGATTTTACTAATATTTCTGCAGCTACAGCCAATGAAGTTGCTGCAGCATACAACCGTCAAGCTAAATACTCATTTGCTATTCCTTACTACGATAGCACTACCAAGCGCACCTATCTTAGAATCTTTACCAATACTATTGGTGCTCAAGGTTCTATGGCCATTACTGGTGGATTGGCTAATATTGCTCTTGAACCAAACGGGTTCTTGCATGAATTAGGACTTGGCAATAACACTCAGTGGATTGTCACTAAAGTCGGCAACACAATGAAATTTACTTATAATGCTGGTATTGAACCTGGCGTTGAATCGCTTCAACCGGGAGACATCTTCTTCTGCACTCTAACGGGAAATAAGGGCTCATTTGTTGTTACCAGCGTTGATATCAGATTGCGCAATTTTACGTTCGAGAATCTTCTTGGGACCACTGGAACTTTTACGCAGACATCTGCTAAACAAACTAAATGGATGCGACCAGTCTATGTAACATCATTTGCTCAACGTAGACGAGCCCTGACGTGGGAAACAACTGTAGGTGCCATATCTATTGAGATGCCTGCAACTCCTCCTATTGTTAATCGTGGAGCAAAAGGCGGTATGCACATCAATGGCGAGTTCGGAATTGTAACAGAAATTAATTCTGCGACTAGTTTGACTGTTAACAGCACAGATGGGTTCCCAACTGAAGGAAATTTCATCATTGAGCCTATTGAGGCCATTACTGCCCGTCTTTCAGGTGGTGCATCCGAAATTGTCTCTACAGTTACTTCTAATGGCCGCGTGATTTCAGATTTCATCCGCTATCACTACACAGGAATTTCGGGAGACACGCTTACCGGTATTACCCCAGATCTGCCAGCTACTACAGACCTAAATGAGGTAACTATTACTTCACTTGTTAAGAGTGGAAATGTGATTACTTGTTTAGCAGTTAATGACTTTAGCGCTGGAGACACAATTTTCATCAAAGGTAGCAGCGGAATTCCTATCCTAACAACTACCGGAGACACTTCTAGCGGTTCAGCTACCCTCAATAACGTCGGTGCCGTTACGGGCGTCTCTCCTGGACAATTAGTTATTGCTGCAGGCGTTCCAACTGGAACTACTGTACTTCATGTTTTAGACCCTACTACAGTTGTGATGTCAAGACCAGCGACTGCAACCGCAACCGGAATAAGTATCACTTTTAGCGAAAATACTAATGGCCCGTTTGAACTAATATCAGCCAGCGGTACTCAGTTCACAGTGTATCAGGTCGGAACGAACGGAGTCGCTGGTATCCCCGGTGTTGCCTCAAAAGAACAGCTATTGTCAGCAGAAGATGGGTTTAAGATCATCATCACTACTTCTGTTAGTTCAGATATCACTGAGATTAAGGGCCCTTACGTTTGGCAACTTGATGCTCCATTCACTCTAAGTGCCGATACTAGCACTACAACTACTGATATTGTTGCAGGTAAAGCTTATAAACTTTTAGTGCTCGACACGAATGATATTCCTGATGGCCCAGGATATGTAGTTCTCGATTTCGGCAAAAATAACCAAGAAGGGCCTATCAGATACCTCTATAAGGCTGCTGAAAACATTATAGCAATTGATACTTCTTATATTTTTCAACGATTCCATGAGCCTGGTGCACAAGTGGTTGCTGTTAGTAAACTTGGACCTCATATTCCAACTGGCCAAGGTGATGAGTATCCGCCTTATGTGACTAATCCACCTGATGCCCGAAAACAACTTCAAGACTTGATTACTTCAGTAGCAAGTGCAGGCATCTTCATCGACTTTATTATCCGCTTTCCAACACAGTTGTACGGCACCATCAATGTTTACAACTAAGTAAATAAGCAAACTTGTAGTACAATTAATGACATGGTGAACTAACATGGCCGTTCTTGGACGAGTACTTTTACATTCTGCAGAGCGCATTGATCTTCCTGATCTTCTCTCAATTGACTCTTATGGAGCGGGAGACTGGAAATACTTCATGCAGACCTTGGTTGGTACGACCAAGCCTTATGTTCTCTATGGCTTTGATGTTATTGATCCAGGCAATGCAATTGGCCTCCCCGCTGCTTCGTTTCGTGTAGCTGATTCAGTTGTTTATTACCCCGGCTCTGCAGCTGGTCCATTCTTCTATGGATTAGAAGAAGGAAACTCTGCTTCGCAGCCGCTTATTCCACAACTTAGAACCAATGCTACAAACTATGTCTATTTGACCCTCTCTACCTTTGAAACATCTATTGATACTAGAGCTCTCTGGGACCCTGATCGCAACGGTGGAGACGGCGGCGAATTCACTCAGGATATCAACACTGAGTCAGTTATTCAGGCCCAACTAAGTATCTCTACTGGTTCGTTCCCCGTTAATACCGTACCGTTGGCTATTATCGTCGTTGGTCCAACTGCGATTGAGTCAATCACCGATGCCCGCGAGATGATGTTCCGTCTTGGCTCTGGTGGCATTGCTCCTGATCCCCAGTCAAGTTTCGCATTCCCCGCACTACCTGACGCAAGCTACGCACGCGAAGAGCCTAATGGAACAATGACATCTCTTGCGGATCCTAATCCGTTCCAGGGTGGCGACAAGAACATCAAGACACTAAAGCAGTGGATGGATGCCATCATGACCAAGGTAAAGGAACTTGGGGGCACTACCTACTGGTACGAAGACACTACAACTTTTTCACTCTTTCAACTTTTCCATGATGCACTAGCTACGGCTTGGAAGAGTAAGGGTTCATACACCCACTCCTCAGCAACACCCGGTCAGTTATCGTGGAGTGAAGATCTATACATTAAGAGCATGGATAACCCGGTAGATATTGTTATCCGGGCATCCGGCGGTAGCCCAATTACTCTTGCTAACGAACAAGTTGCGTTCGTGGATCTAGTTCGCGATGTGCCTGTAAATAACCTTGATGAACCGGTTTCTTTTTCAACTGGAACAGTGACTTCAGGTCCTAACTCGTACGGGTTCGTAAATACCGCGACCGGCGCTACTGGACTATTTGCTAACCTCAGAAAGGGCGACTGGATCAAGAAAGCAGTAGATGATGAGACGCTGTACTTGCAAGTTCGTGAATTCTATAACACAGCCCAATCTCCTGGTCCTGTTACCGGTTCAGTAACTACTCCGGCTGATGCACGTGCCATTATCTTAAGTGGTACTTATCAAGGTTTGGCAAGTGATGTAGGTGGCGATCGTGCTCGATACATTAAGGGTGAATACACAACATCTAATATTCAAATTGTTAATCGTAACAATAACCTTCTAAGTGAAGCAGCAGGAAACATGATGTGGTTTGCTCAACGCAGCGACACTATTAT